CATGTCAATACCACCGTTTCATATTCGGATCTGGATTTAGAACGTTTGAATAACCGTGGCGATAGACGTTCTGAAGACGTTCGTACATTTCAGGATCATTGCGGTAAACGTGCATCCAGTTCAACAGACCATTATCGTGTTGTTTAGAACCGTTGATCTGCATTTCTTTAAGAATGCGATCAATATATCCGGCTAGATCTTGGATACCGCTTCCTCTAGGAACCGAATCTGAATAGATACCACCCATAGATCACCCGCAAACAAAGTTTGAGCATAGTATAGCTCAACCGCTCACGGTGTAAAGCAGTAAACGTTAATCGTCAACTGTCGTATGGATTCCGAAATTGCCCGTCGATTTCGTCATCTTCTTCGTATTGATTCTTTTCAGGTTCTGGATCAATTGAGATCCACTCTTGATCTCTGAAGACACTTAAGGCTTGTGAAGTTATGTCGACGAATTCATCATGTGCGCTGTTGGGGAATGCACAGACCTCGCGCAAGTAATCTTCTGCCCATGTGACGAATTCCCCTGGAACCTGTTTACTCTCTGGTATCCAAACGCGCCCGTTGTAAACAAGATGAGAAACCGCATGGAGGCGCATGACTTTGTCAGGGCGTCCGGGATTGTATTTCCGTATCGGCAAACCTGCCCGTTGCAAATCTTGAATCAAAGGGATACCAGAACCTTTGTCTTCAATAAGGAGAAGATCAACAGGGGCTTCTTGATCACCATAAGTGCATTTGAATTCTTCTACCGCCTTTTTACGGAGTTCTGGATATTTCAAATGCTCGGTCCAGCAATCCAGGATCATGACACAATGAGGTTCATCAGGACTTGGGCGGAAGACGCCAAACGTCACACAACCGGTCGGGTCATTCTCGGTCTTCTCTGTAAACGCAGTGTCGTAACTTTGAATGACGAATTCAAAAAGAGGCATCGCTTTCTTCGCGGGCCACTGTTTGAACCAAGACCGTTTCAAGATACCCGATTCTTCGATATCAATTAGCTCAGCGTGAATCTCCTGCCTCCCCAGGTTCGTGCCTTCGTACTGCGTAATCTGCCGCATAAACGGAGCCGCGAGATTAGCCTTATTCTCATAAGTCGATCCTGTTGTCATTACGATCTTGTTGATCGGATGCCTTGCGAGCTTGACTAACTGCTGGATCAATGGAGTGGGTTTCGGAGTTGTTGTTACAACGCATCTTGGATTTGATCCCAAGCGCAAAGTGAATTGCAACATATCCCAAGTCATCTGTTGCGTGTTGATATCGTAACCCGCGATTTCGTCAACCCATGCGAAGTCAAACTGAGGACCACGAAGACGTTCCGGTTCTTCTGCTGAGAACAGAGACGCCTGTGCTCCGTTGGGCCAAGTGACCTTACGTTTCGTTGATTCGTACAACGGACGTGCCCACGGGGGGCAAACACTGACGAGTCCGGACTGTCCTTCTACTGCAACGTCACGTGCATCTGAGGCGGTCGGGCTTATGACTGCAATACGTTTCGCTTGACCTGTTTCAACCATTTCTCTTGCGAGTTCAGCTCCAACGCGAGTCTTGCCAAACCCGCGACCGGCGAGCAAGACCCATGTCGCCCATTGCTTGCGGAACTCGCAAACCTCATCATTAGGATTCGGTACTTCCTTGATCCAGACGTTAGGCGTAAGATGCTGTATCGGCTTCCATCCGTCTTCGTCCGGAGGTTCGTAGGTGATTATGACGTTAGTTTTATCTTCTGAGTTGTGGCGATGACATCCAGGGAAATCTTCGATTTTTAATTTTTTGTCTGTCTTACTTTGAGCGCGGAGATAGGCGCACATACAGTAAGAAGTCGCTTTTGACTTCTTATGATCTGGAGCCAATTGTTTCGGGCGACCAAGGAACTCCCAGTCAAACTGGAGCTTGGCAGCGTCTTCGTCTGACATTGCGCGTACCATTTCCGCCCGCTTCTTCGCTGGCAGACTGTCAAATTTCTCCCTTGCGCTCAGGTACTCGATTGACGGTTTGTCGGTAGACTTGAGAACGTCGGTCATTCAATTCGCTCTATACTTTTTATTATATCAGGGTTAAAGATAGACCATTCGTATCCGAAATCGTCGTTAAGGTATTGTTTGAAACCGTCTATTCCGGAATCTATTAAATCTTTACGAACTTCATCAAAACGATATTTTGGTACATCTGACAATTTATTTCTTAAACCGTAACCTCTTGGATCATACTTTTTAGAAACGTATTCATAAGCTTCTCGTTCACTTGGCGACATTTTGACAGCGGGATCTAAAACGCGGGACGTATCTAGATCTAATTGTAATAGTGCAGGATCATCTCCGCCGTATTTCTTATAGACTTTGGCTAAATCTCTATTCCCCAAATAAAGTCCCGGACCCTGTGGTAACAGATAACCCTCCCCTGTTCCAACTGTCGATGGATCCCATTTGTCAAAAGATCTTCCTCCATGATACAGTCGGGTTGTTTCTCTGGGTATAGGGAATTGAACTCTTAAGTCATTACCTTCGCTAATCAGTTTTTGCGGCCATTCTTCAACGTAGTCAAATCGTGATGGATCAGTTTGTTCGCTCCAGCGAATATCTCCACGGAGTTCAACGGGGACACCGTCTAGTCCAAGTTTCTTCGCGGCCATCGCTCGGTGTCTGCCCTCATGACCAACGATGTTCGCCACACCCTTCCCATTATGTTCAAACCACAATTGAAGTTGATTTTGCAATTGATTTTGTTTGAATGATTCGACCAAATCGTTGACACGTTTGATATCAACTTCGTTAAGAGGGTGTGACAGTGCGAGGAAATCATCTGGAGTCATCTCTATTGACTTAGATCTTGATTTCCAATCTGGCACACCTTTCACACGTTCAATCAACTCTTTCAGTATGTATTTCGGATTGAGCGCAGCTTCAGCGTCGTCTGACGTCATCGCACCTGCTGTCAACGCAGCGCCTTTGAAGAGTTTTCCTCCGATCGGACCTCCGGCAAACATCATTGCTGCTTCGGCAGGAGATTGAGGAACAACAAACTGTTCCATTGATTTTAGTGCTTGACGAACTTTCTCATCGGTAGGTGCGCGATCTCCGTGCGTCATTTGACGTTGTTGAACTTTTCGTAATGCCTTTTCAAAGTCGTTCATGATTGTATCACCTGCCGAAGTTTGCTGCGAGTAGTATAGCTCAACTTTGCCGGTGCGTTATTTCGAGTCTTCCTCGTAATCAATGTCAGTGATCTCAGCTTCGATGGAGGCCAAGAAATTCGCCTTGACTTCTTGGAATTGAATTGGACCTCCGTTGGCTCCGGTCATTTGAACTTCCTTTGTCTCCTTCCAACCAGCTCTTGTCTTGAGCCAGAACTTGACCATATCCGTGTCGCCTCCGAGGGCGCTCTGGAGGGCGACTTTGGCTACGGCTTGATTGATGCGTTGTGCACTTGTCTCAATCTCGTATTTGTAATACTTCTCTAAGAGCTTGGGTTCAATTCGCAAGGTCGCAGCAATGTCTTGGACGCTGAGGCCCAATGCGGTCATTTGCTCTACCTGCTTCGCTTGTTCAAATCCCGGGTCAAATCCAGGACTACCCTTGATGTTCGCACTGTGAATCAATGCGTCGCTTATGTTCTTTGACCATTCGGGTAGAAGGTATTGAGCAACCAACGGATCGCGTCCTAAACCTTGGGGAACATCGGGTAGACGATTACCGTCAGCGTCGAATCTTTCAATTGAATTTGGCCCGCCAATCAAGCCATCAGTCAATAGATTACCTTCGGCGTCGTAACGCTTAGGAACAAACGGTTTAACTACCTCTGGAACAAAGTCTTCACCGAGTTCGAAGGGAGGTTTGTCGTCGTCTTCTTGCTTGCGCTTTCTCGGTCTGGGCATATTATCTATCCTTTGTCTTACGAAGATTAATCAACCTTCCTTAACTCAATTGTACCACAATTTTTGAAATTTTAAAATTTTTGAATGACGTCTTTGTGAGCGCAATAAGTGCCGAAAGGGTAGGAGTGATTCAAAATTTCAGATTTTAAATTTTGTCATGGACATCATTGACCCTGTGTTGGCGGCAGGGTGGGAGTGAGTGAGCACCTCATGGGACCCAGATCGGTTTTTCTCGGGTGTATCGCCTTTCTCACGATCTGCCGACCTGCTGTCGAGCTGGCACGGTCCTTGCTTCATCGCGCTGTCTAGTACAATTGTACCATTGGCATGGCGTTTGCTAATAGCACGACCCATACCATGTGTCGTGTTGTATCGCAGCATACCTGTTGCACAATGCAACATGTGGTTAGGACGCGCTATAATGGGCTCTCGATGCACGCAATATGCGCAGGTATAGTACGGCATAGGTTATGCTATTTGCGTGCATCGAGAGTGGGTCGAGAGTGGGTCGAGACGCTGGCTGGCTGGCTGGCTGGCTGGCTGGCTGGCTGGCTGGCTGGCTGGCTGGCTGGCTGGCTGGCTGGCTGGCTGGCTGGCTGGCTGGCTGGCTGGCTGGCTGGCTGGCGTTATGCAACTGAGTTGCATTGAGTAACGATAGTCATTATCATTGTCAAGAGATCCGCGGATCGGGCGACTTAATGATAATGAGTATGATTGTCATTATCATACTCAAGGCAATAAAAAGCCCGCTTGCGCGGGCTTGTGTTTAGTGGTAGGGCTTACGCCTTATTAATCCAGCCGCGCCTAAGCCATGCGCGGATGTTGTGGGGCGCAAGGCCAATTTCCCGTGCTACCTGGGAACTAAGCGTACCGTTTACACTGGCGGCAATTGCCAAGATAGACAATTCCCGGTCTGCCTTGCCAACTACGCCGCAAGGTCCCTTTGCCATTTTGCCCAGTGTAAAACCAGCGGACCATTCCTCCGGCAGCGGCTTGCCAACTTGGCGCGCATGGGTTTTCCAAAAGCTGCTTTGGTTATTACAACCAAGTAACGGCTCCAGCTGCTCGCTTGCCAACGCAGTGACCAAGGAATCCGGAGCAACTTGCGGCAACGGGGTATGCACAGCAACGGGTTGCACAGCAGCGGCGGCAAGTTGTGCCATAGCATTAGCAGGGGCAGGTTTTGTAGATTTGGCGGACTTTGTAGATTTGGTAGAAGTAGAGGTTGTCATGATTTAGCACCTATAAAAGACCGTAACGTTACGGCGAAGCTATTACACCACGCGGCACAATCACCGTGCAATAGTATTTTTGTACTAGATGAGCAAATAGTTTGGAGTAGTACAAATTAACTATTGCCAAGAGCGCCAAACTATAGTACTCGCGCGCACGCGCCATGTGTTATATGTGGAGCTCGAATGATAATGACTATCATTATAGATCAGGCGATCAATGGATCTCGGGATCAGCGGAAGTCAAACTGTCGCTAGATCAAATGATCTGTATAATCGTTAAACTCGTATAATCGTCCGATCCTCTCCCATATCGTCTCGATCAGCCGATCTCTTGATCTAAAGAATTCTATTTCAAAATGCTGAGTGACAATGACGATAGATCAAATGTCTGTATAATCGGAATTTCACAGGATCAATGGAAGTGAGGCTGACTAAATTGAGGGTTAGAAGTCGATTTGAGGTCGAGGTCAACATTCGTATAATCGATTGATCATTTACCGTTGTTGGCTCGTATAATCAATTGACTCAAACTCTAACAGTCGTCCGATCCTCTCTCATATCGTCTCCTCACGTCAATTTCAACCCTAATAATATTCTAATTCAAAATGCTGAGTGACAACGAACATTTATTCAACAAACAAATTCCACTGAAATCACTAAACTTCGATTCAACATGCTTCAGTCCTTCATTCTCACGAACTGCCTATTTTTTGAGCAAAAACCGTACTGTTGCAAAATGCAGCACAGTGCTCAAAAAATAGGCAAAATGCACACTTCCAACCTTAAACTTTAGACTAACAAAAACAAACACTTAGACCCCAAGTTAGTTAGTTAGGCTCGTAATATATGCCGACTTTTTGCAAACAACATATTGGCTGGCGTAATAGCAAATACTAACCAACTAAGTTTGAACAAGCATCACTAACGCTAATACGCCATATAGCACATCTACCTTAGAGCAGGAGTGTTACCCGAGTAAACAGGTATCCAATCCCTTAACAATGGCTTGCAACTAACCTTTAACTAACGTAAAATAGCCACACGTCGCATTGCGACGCACCTGTTGTTCCTTTAATATTGACTATAGGAGACGGCCAAGGAAACAAGGCCGTAAGACAATGACCTACGATTCACACGCCGAGTTCGGTATGTATAAGCGCATTAAGATCCATTTCACCTTGGATGAGAACCGCGAACTAATCCCTCTTCTAGTTCGCAAAGAACTAAAGTATTCTCAATCAAGTGTATTGAAACACAAACTGAAGTATTATGAAAAAGGTGCAGACTTCATGCGTACACCTGAATTCAAACGAGCAGGTACGCACACTCACCAATTTGAAACCATCAACAATTTCGTTTTCCTATTTGGTATAAGTAAGGAAGTTGAGCCAGATGGCCGACGGTTTATTCGCATTGGCCGACGCACTGTGATCCCATTCGGCGCTCTTTTTCAATCAATTGAGCACCAAGGGGTCTTTTACAAAGAGTTCCCCGTCACCGCCAATTTGAAAGAAATCGACGTGAGCACTGTTGAGATCGATTTGAATACTGGAAACGTAACAGTTGCCGCACATGTGCCGCGAAATTTTGCATTGATTGAATCTCCTATTGATTATGTTGGACACATGACCAACCAGATCGCACCGATCATTGAAGCCCTTAAAGACATGCGCTCCAAAGTAGATATCGATCTCTATTCTTCCACACTTGGTCAATCCGAAATACTTCGCACCATGCTCATGATGTTCTCCAATCTTCGCATCATTCGCGGTATAAACGTAGACAACACACGAAAAGTAAGAGAACGGTTAATTGAATCTCTAATCGAGAATGATAATCTCGTTATTGATGTTACGAATATTAACGTTGGAGATAAAGAACTACT